GGCATCCAGCAGCTTGACGCGTTCCCGCTTAGGCTGGCTGATCAGCCGTTCGGGCTTTGGGAATGGAATACCCTTTTTGTAATCCGTTAGCAGGCGTTCCACATTGACGCTGAAGATTGATGCCGTGACAGGCGCAATCCAAGTATCAACGCCATCGGAAACTCCAATAGCTTCCCATTCATTGGGGATCAGATAAAGCTGAACATCCCTGTTACGGTGATGATCCCGCGCGTATGCAATCAGCTTGCATCCAGAAAAGCGGCTAGATGTGTAATGCTTCCAGTTGGCCATGATTCATCCTTGCAGGCTGCGCGCCCAGTTTGCGATTTGTTTGCGGTTCAATTCAGCGCCATCCTTGGCCCCAAAGGGGACCGGCTCCGCGGTAATGTTGGGAATGAAGAAAAGACTCCCAAGCATGCGCATGGAATCGATAACACTCAGTTCCGTTGCGTTATCCATCATGACGATGACGCGCTGGAAGTTCGTTGCCGCAGCATTCAGAAGGAAGGCCTGCGCGTCGGATATCGCGTTGGTCGATAGCGCTACAGCGCGAATGCCATGACTGCGGCCATAGAAATCCAGCTTCAATGCGTCAAATGGGCCTTCCACGAGCACCAGGATGCGTTTTTGCGCAACGGCTGGGGGCAGCATAGCGTCATGGTTGAAAAGTGTTTCCTTGGGGGGCAGGATCGACTCATTGCGCTCTAGGTCCCGATAGCGAACGGTTGCTGGTGCGATTGCGCGGCCAGTCCAGGTCACCAGATCTTCGTCCTGGTAATAGGGGATGATAATGCGGGAAGCCCAGACGCCGGACACGCCAGCGCAGATTCCGTATTGCGATCCAAGCTTGGCGACGTCCCCTTCTGCGTCGAATCCACGTTGATCCACCAGATATTCATAATGCAAGCGGGTTCGGCCATTCGGCTCGATGACGCGGAAGCCTGGATCAAGATCCAGAACCCGGCGCCGCGTCTGTTCTGGACGACCTTCCGTCCCATCCCTATGCATCAGCTTTGCAGCCAGCGCATCGAATCCTTCCGGGTCGATATAGTCATCACCGAAGCCGGCAATTTGACGCGCTTGCGAATACGGAACCCGCAGCAGCTTCATGATCAGACGTAGCGGACTCTTCCCGCTATGCTGCGACCTATTACGCCAGCATGACCACCAACCATTTTCCAGATTCAGACCCATGTGCATAGATGGGTCAGCAGATCCGCAGAAGGGACAACGGATTGCGATTTCGCCGCGCTTGACGTTAGCGCCTGATTCGATGAATGGGACGCGCTGCTCTTTCAGCAGGCGCTCCCAATCGATTACGCGGGCCATGATTTACTTTTTCAAGCTTTGAAGCAGTTGCTGAATTGCGGCCTTGATGGCGCGCTGCCCTTCGATACGCTGCTGATGATATTCAGCAAGCATTTTCCAGTAAACGGATTTGCCTGGAGTTCGACTCTGAAACAGAAAGCCCATGGCTATCTCCGATTGCAGATCGTTGCTTTCAATTCTGATTTGCCCAACCCCGCAAGCGCAGATGGGGCGCGTAGGAGAGCATCCCCGCGGTTGCGCGCTGCGACTTGGCCGGCATACCAGAAGCTTTCCCCTCGCTTCACGTGAATATTCCAAAGGTGCATGATGATAGTTCCCCGGATTAGTTGCATTTTTACCACATTATATCAATCTTTACTAGCCGTCGAAGCTGGCCAGAAAGAATTTTTTGTTTGGGAGCTTCCCATTAACGACGCGTTCATGGGAATCAACCCCAAGCTTGATGTCGTCAAGGATACCCTTGTCTAAGCTGCGCTGCATGACCAGGTCATAGATGAAGACGCGCTTTTCCTGACCTGGTCGATGGATGCGCTTTTCCGTTTGCTTGCGCGTTGTCGGTGGGCATGGGGTTTCGTAGAAGACCATGTATCGGGCGACCTTCTGAAGCCCATCATTGCCAGTCCCCCCGGCTTCGCTATTCATGATGAAGACGCGACAGTTCGGGTCATCCAAGAATCGGCGCCTGGATGCGCTCTTGTCCTTGGTCCCACCGTAAAACCATTCGTAACCAATCTTCATTGACTTGACGCGGTCGACGATCATGCGCCCGGTTTCCGTGTAGTCGTAGCAGACCACTATCTTGCTGTCCCCCATCTCATCAATCAAGCGCTCCAGCTGGTCCATCTTTGGATTGCGCTTGAAGTGTAGCAGATGGTCCCCGTGTTCATCCTTCCAGGCCAAGTAGCCGCTGCAGATCTGGCGCATGCGCAACCAGTTGGCGTCCATCTCCGAGAGCTTCCCATCGGTATTGATCAGGCCTTCCAACGCGCGCAGATAGTGTTCTTGCTGGTCCGGGGCCATATCGCATAGAACAGTTCGCGTAACACGCTGTGGGAGGTCCAGGACTTCGTTTTCATCGTATCGAATGCTGCGATGCTGAATCATGCGATGAAGCTGATGATCCATCTTGGAGTTATATGTGTATACGGTCCCCTTCCATGGATTAATCTTGGCTGTGAAAAAGCTGGCCCTGAAGAGCCCCAGGTTTTCGCCGAAAGTTTCCCCGCGGTCGACAAGGAAGAACTGGCTCCAGAGGTCTTCGACATTCTTCCCGAAGAGCGTCCCCGTGCTGGCGTAGCAGTATGGGATCTGCTTGGTTAGTTGACGCATGATCGAAAACCACAGGTTGTCATGGCTGCTCAGTTTATGGCTTTCATCAATCCCGATGAAGTCATAAATGGATGCGCAGCGCTTGACCAGCTTTTCATCCCAGTCCCGACCCTTCCCCTTTTTCTTCTTCTTCGTCAAGGCCAGCATCAACCCGTGATAGTCGATGATGCTGACTTCCCCCTTGGGGTACAGGAGCAGGTCCCGCTTTTCTTCTATATCGCTGGTCGATACTTCCCAGTATTCAAGATTGGAGTGCCGCTCCAGATCATCGACCCAGCTATCCACATTGGTCAGCCGCGGTACGGTGATCAATCCCCGATCCACGTGACCTTCCCGGATAAGCTGGGTCAATACGTCGGCCAGGATCTTGCTCTTCCCCAGCCCCATATCCAGTAGAAAAAGGAAACGGGGCTGGCAGAGCGCGATCCAGAAGCAGACGAGCTGGTGGTCCCAAGGTTGTGTCCGGAAGATGGGCTTGACCTTCAACTTGGCCAGTTCAGCTTCGACCAAACCCCTTGGGATCTTCTTCATCCAGGTGAAGTTGTCGAACTCCCGGCTTAGGAAGTTCGCAACAGCGCGGCGATTCAGGATCATTCGTCTTCCTCTTCCCGGCGCCGACGCTTGCGCCCAGAATCTTTTTCGTTGCGTTCCTTGATGATGTCCCAGTAATCGGAAACCAAGCGGACGCTGTCCAGGCAAAACTGTCCGACTGCATAGGCCTGGGTGATCAGGGTCGTGAACTTCCCAGATTCGCTTCGAGTCTTTTCTACGAAGATGCGGGCCAGCCCCAGTGCATACTCGGCCTGCGTCTGGCTATAGGTCAGGAACACATCCGCGTGGGCGAGTTTGCTGATGTCTTCTGCTGCCATGTCCCCCGTCAGCGTCGTTGCGGTCTCGGAGATCCGATTACCCTGCGTCACGGCGACCATCATTGCATTCCGTTCGACGGCGATACCACGCAGCCCAGCGACAAGCGCGCCAAGCTCCGTTCGCAGGTTCTTGGAGTCAAGTTGGAACAGATCAGGATAGTCAACCAAGATGACATCCGGGGTGAATTTCTCGAAGCGCTCCAGGCCGTCAAGGTAGGCCTTCAGTTGACTCAGCGTCAACTGACTCGTGGGGAAGTTCTTGATCCGCATGGGGGCGCGGCGTGAAAATTCCCGCTTCGCCTTCCCCATGATGAATTCGCGGATGTTGTCATCCTTCATCGTTGGGCGTTCAAGCTTCGTCTGGATCAGTTCTTCCAGATTCCCTTCGCGGTCTTTGCTGAACCTCGTCACCAGGGTCGAAGCCTGGCGTTTCCCGATGGAGAAGAAAGCTTGCAGGAAGCGGCCTGCATAGACGCGCTCGCTCATTTCCAGCGTGATGACGACAACTGAATAGCGCTGAAGTAGCGCTTGCTTGGCGCAATGGGTAATGAACCAGGATTTCCCCCGGCCACGCGCAGCCATCAGCATGTAGAGCTGCTTGCGGCGCGGGATAATCCCGGAATTGTCCAGCTCTAGAATGCCCAGATCAAAGCCTTCTTCCTCCGGCGCATCCAAGATGGACCCAATGTCCTTGGCGCTGGATAGGGACAGACCGGCTTCAAACGCCACAGACTGCGTATTCAACCCTTTCTGCAGTTCGACTTCTGCGTCATCGATGCGGCCATCATTCAGGGCTTCATACGCCAGGACGAAGGCCGACTTCAGCTTCTGCTGCCGCACAAACTTATGCAGTTGCTGGATGACGTAATCGCTGTTGACCGTATCCTTGGCTGTATACAGATTCTTCAGCAGACGTTCATATCCGTCAGCTTTGCGCTTGTCATCACCATTCAAGATATGTTCGATTTGATCGGGGAGGTGCTCCTTGATCGTCTCCCCGTATTGATCGATGAAGTCAATTGCATGGCCAGCCAGTTCCCGATATGGGGCGCTGTCGAAAAGCTGGGGCGTCAGTGCAGATCGCAGGATCTTGCAGTTCTTATCATCGAAGCAGAGCAGGGTCAGCAGGTTTTCCTGCAATGCCCCGCTTAACCGTTCGTCAGTTTGCATTGTTTTATCTCTTCAGGAGTTGCTCAAAAGCCTGGACCATTCCAGTGGTAACATCAATGTCGTATTGGCCAAGAGCGTTATACAGCTTCCTAGGATTGAAGCTTGTCGCATGCGCGGGAAGTGATGCCGATGCCGGGAGTTCAGGATGGGGGAGCTTGATCAGCTTCAAGTTGCGGTCAATCATAGCCCCATGCTTGTCTTTGTAGCTGTGCAGCATGGCCGGGTCCTTGATGATCTTCAGCGCCGTCTTCAGACCAACGCCAGAAATCCCAGCGATATCGTTATGCGTCCCCGTCAGGGCAGTTGCGAGCATGTATTGCTGTGGGGTCAGACCATGCGTTTTCATGACCAGATCCGCGGTCCAGACGCTGGCGATATCTTTCGTATAGATGAAGAAGTTCGGGACGTCCAACAGCTGGAAAAGATCGCTATCGTTGGAAGCTGCGTAGATGCGATCAAAGCGGTGCCGATATTTCAAGACTGCATGGCCGATCAGATCATCGCTTTCAAAGCCAGAAATACCCCAGGTCTGCAGTCCGCAGGCGGAGAACGTATCCTGCAACAAGCGCATGGTCTGCTTATGCATCTTCAGCAATTCCTCGTCCGCCGCCTGCTTGCGAAGCTGCTTGTATTCTGGGTAGATCTCGCTGCGCTTGTAGGGCTTGCTATCCAGGCAGAACGCCACATCGGTTGCGCGCGTTTCCCTGACGATCTTCCCGAAGGTCATGAAGAAGCCATAAAGGCCCCCCGTGAACGTTCGCCCACAAGTCAGCATGGGGTGGGAGGCTGCGGCGCGATATGACTGGTAGGAAATGTCTACGCAGAGCAGAATGCGACGATTACCGGCGCGCCGGGTGGATTCCATAGTGGGTGACCTCATTGGAGAGAATTTTATAAAGCGTGAGCATCGGAAGCTTCCTATAGGGCCTGTGCAACTTGGAAGCGAGCGCTGGTTTCACTTCAGCCAGGAATTCGTAATAAGCTTTTGGCAGGTAGCTTAGAACCCGACTGCTACAATCCCAGCCAGGAACGATTTGACAGCGCAGCTGTTCGACAAGCCTGGCGCGTTCTGCTTCCGTCAGAGTAGGAAGATAAGCATCGTAGTAACTGACGGGTGAATCCATCTCCAGCAGACCATACTTAGCGCTCATGATCAGGATCTTGTCGCAGCGCTGCTGTGCGTGACGCATCATCAGCGAGAAGGGTCCGCCCTTATAGAGCGTCCCTGGTGTCAGACCATCAGGATTCTTCCCACTCGTGCAAGGGATGATCCCAATTGGATAGCGCCTTGGGGTCTTCACGCGACGTTGATGAGCTTATGGATCTGCAGACTCAGCCGGTACCCATGCGCCAGGCAGAGGTCGCGGGCCAGATCCTGATTGACCTTGGTCAGGGCCTCGTCATGCTCGTCGCAGGGACTGAGCCAGATAGTCCCGTAATCCTCTGGGGGTATGTCGCCGATGGCTGGATGGAACCAGGGACGATACAGGATGGAGGTTTCCCCTTCCCGTTGCGTGCTCATCACAGGAAGGCCATCCGCATTCCCGATCTCCCCAGCTCGGACGATGTATTTCCAATGCCGGCAAGACGCGGCTACTGCGACGTGGACATTCCGCATCTTGGGACTGCAGACCAAGACGATCTCGCCGCGGTCGATCATCGGGGCCAGGTCGGTCTGCCAGACCGTGCCCGCGGTTTCCACCTGGATCCGTTCAGTTC